GATTGCAGTGTTTACCGCGCTACGAGCTGAACCATTGTTGTAGAACACGTTAGTGCCACCCTGGATAACTCCCCACATGAGAGTTTCAATGGTTTCACCAGCTTGCTCACCGCAAAGCATTGCAGCATCTTTCAATACAGGATCTTCAGCCAGATCAGCAACAACGTCAGTAATCTCAACTACGTTGCCGAATTGGCTTAGAGTGACTGTTACGTCCTCGTATGAAAGCGCCTGTGAAGTAGGCGTTGTACCTTCGGTTAAAGGTGTTGTTGCCACAGCAAGAGGAACAGGGCGACGGAACTTAATGACGTTCGCTTTGTTCTTTGGCATAGGCTTAGTCATGCCGAACTTGGCTAGACATAGGATAGGCTCAGCGTGAGCCAACATTTCTTTTGCCGCATAAGCAGTAGTGCGTTGCGACAGACCTGCGTAGGTAGTGATAGCCATTGGAAATTCTCCTTCCGAGTTATGATTGGCATCTTGATAAAAGTAAATTACCGATCACCTTCTCAGAGTGAGGAACCTGTTGGCTTTGCGGCGTTAGCGGCAATGCCTCGAGTACGTCAATCTTTGTTTGGTGTCGTTAGTGGCAGCTCTGCCCCGCTAGCGAGAAGCGAAGAAATCAAATGCGGCCTCGAAGTCATCTTCGGGCGGCAAATTACTCTTCGATCTTCCTCCGCGTGAGGGAACGGTCTGTCCTTGCCGAAGCTGCTTCTCTCGTCGCTGCCTCAGCTCTGAGGTCGCCTGAAGTCCAGGTGACACATCATTCTTGTAAGCTCGCAGTAGATAGGCTGCATCGCCTGCCTGCTCGCTCTGTATCATTTCTTGAATCGGGTGAGGCTGAGTAGCCACCCAGCTTTTAAACTCCCCTGACTTTGCTACCTCTCGATAATCTGGGTGCTCTTTTTCAAGCATCACAAATTGTTGATCGATATAGGATTTACGCGCTTGTTCTTGTATGGGCTGTAGCTCGCCCCTCACCCTGTTTAGCTCAGCCCTATGTTCGTTGGCTTGCTTCTCAAATAAAGACTTCACCCCTTCTGCAATGTCAGGGTAATCCTCAGCAACCAGCTTCCAGCTATTGTCGGCAGCGGCTGTTGATGGGGAGGAGCTTTGTTGCAGCTTCTCTATCGTTTGTTGTTGCTGCTTAAGCTGCCTTTGGTAAGCGTGCTGCCTGCCTAAATCTGAGTTGTATCGGTGTTGCCATTGCTGGAGTTCGTCTTGTGCGGCACTTAGCTGCTCTTCGACGGACAGTGCTGGCCCAGTCTCCTTAGACTCTTCCTCTAGTACGAGGGCTTGCCCTTCTTCTTCTTGCCCATCGTCATCTACCTCATCATCAAAAGTTTCAAGAGTGTCTTCGGATGAAGTGCTTTCACCCTCCGCAAGCTCATCGAAAGCGTCGTTAAAGGATTGCTCTTCATTTTCTTCAGACATAAAAACCCCAAGCGGCTCTTAACGAGCGGCCAATTAGTAATTCAAGGAATGGTGTTATGCGGGTTCGCTTTGGCGTCCCAGTGTTTCGAGTTTCTCTAAGAGGGCCAACGCCCCGCGCTGTCTCTCAGAATCGCGATCCGCTATTAGGTAATCAATCGCGTTATCTTTCTCTTGCTCAATAAACTTTTCTACGGCCTTCCAGGTCAGTGAATGCGCATCAATACTCATTAGAATGTGTCAAAGCTGTTGGCGATGTTCTGAGCCTTCAGCTGAGCCTCTGTGAGCTTCACGTTCGTTTGGGCTGCCGCCTTATCCCTTTCAGTTTTATTGCGCTCCTGGGCCGTTGCATAGCCTGTCTGACGCACTCTCTCACTGATCTGGTACTTACTTGTAAGATGCGACATATCCATGCGCTCTTTCTGCGCCATCTTGTCGCGTTCTAGCTGGTGGTCGAGCGCCATCTCTTGGCCTGACTGCTGCAAGACGGCTGCCTTATACTGCGCATCCAGCTGTATCTTCTGCTGCTCTATCTGCAATCTAGCTTGGGCTAACTCAGCCTCTAGCTGAAGCCTTTGCATGGCAGGGTCAGGCATACCCTGGGCTGCGGCTTCTTGCGCCATGGCTTCTCTTTCCGCAATCTCAGTTTGACTGATAGTGATTTGGTCGTAAGGAAGCTCAAGGGATTTGGCGATCTCTCTATCCAGCTCAGCCCAGTCTCTTCTTTTGAAGTATTCAGGGTTTTGCATGGAGATGTTTGAGTAGATCATGAGGTTCTCTTGCTGCTTCTCACGAACCAGGAGAGCGCCAGAGCCACGAGCCTCAATGCTGAAGTCGCCCTTCACTTCCGCTCTTTCACTAAACTGCATATTCCAGTCATAGAAGCGCGTGATAAGTGGTCGAGTTATATCGTCGTCCCAGTTCTTAACAGCCTTGCGTAGAACAATGTTTGAGCTGTTCATGAGCATTGCCATGCCAGAGCTTGTCTTCGTCATGCTTGGAGACATCTCGCCTTGTGCTATCAAGGGAAGATTGGTCTCTTCGTCGGCAAGCTGGCGGGCCATACTGAAAATGTTTCCAAGCTCAGTTTGGTGACTAGGTGTGGAGAACGAGGCGAAAGCTTCTTGAACGGATCGTGTTTTATCAACCAGGTTCCAGACCTTCTTAGGGGCCATCTCCCAACTGCCATCAGCAGGCGATATGATCTCTTTGTTGACCACTATCTGATCGGCGACCGATAACCCTGCGTTATCCATCATCATTCGCCAGGAGGCGTTAATGACCTTCTGAGGGTTCCTCATTAAGCAAGGGACACCAAAGCCAAAAATCGATGACTCATCCTTTTCCCAATTGAACGCCGAGAAGGGGCGCTCATCTGAGTCCATAGGATTCAAGGCCACCTTCAGAACATGGTTGCCCGAGAAGAACACAGTCGCCTCGATCTCATCGTCAAGCTCATCAGTTTCAATGGAGCCGTATTCGTCCTCTTCGGTTAACGCCATTGCGTCAATTAGCTCAGACTTCGAGATCGGGCCGTGATATTCCCAGATCTCATACCTATTGCCTTCGCCTACCGTGTTAATGCCAGTAATGTTTCTGATATCGTCGGTAAAGTCTTTGGCAATCAGAGAGGTTTTAACGCCACCCCTGACCACTTCCTTGAGCTGCGATACCAAGATGCCTGGTAACTTTGCCATGTCACGAAGCTGCTTCTTAGAGAGCCTGCGTCTTTCAAAAACAAACTCCGCTTCAGCTATCGTTCGAGCAGACATATCAGGGAAAAAGTCCCAGGGATCTACCCGCTCGACTGTAGGCGCTAGAGATTCAACGATCTGAAGAACGCTCATACCATCAGGCATCATGTCCCATCGCTTCTTTGTCCGACCTATGATTATCGGACCTTTAATGATCGCTGTGCCTAATTGACAGGCATCATGGATCACATCTCTAGCCTTAATATGGTATCGAGACTCAACAAGCTGGTCATCGATGACAACCTGCATCATCTGCGAAGCCTGCTCTGCCTGCGACTGGATTTGGCGAGCCATCTCAATGGGGCCAACCTCTTCAGTCGTTTGAGGATCTTTCTCTGCTATAGCGTTAAGCTCCGGGACAGGTGTCGGATATATACCGAAGTTCCTGTCATCCGTCGGAAAGAGCATATCCTGCAACCGCGCTTCCGCAGCATTGGTCTTATTGCGCGTGATATTAACGAATACCCTGGAGCCTTTAGAGCGAGACAGCTCCGCAGCCTCATCAGCCGCATACTCGCCGTGATACTGGCGAAGATCATCAAGCCATCGTTGTTCTATCTGGCTGCGCTTACCAACCTGCTCAGTCGCCAGCCTGTTTAATCGAGACGCAAAAACGTGCAGGCGCTCTGCTATTTCTAGCTCGAACTCCTCGTCCATGCCTTCGATGTTAGTGCTATCAACTGCTTGCATAGTTTTACCCTTAATATCCAGCGACCTTATCCACCACCGACGACCTTGCTACCACTTCATCACGAGCCACGCGCAAAGGTTCTGCGAAAGTAAGCGCAAGTGCGTCAGCACAATCCGTGGACCTCATCCCTCTTTTCTTCATGTCATCTTTACTCTCAAGCTTTCTTCTGGCCTGGGAGTCGTATTTGTAAAATGGCGCGCATAGATCACTGTGTAGATCATCTCTATCAGGGATCATTACCGGCATATCACCGTCGAGCCAGTCGCGCAGGTTCCACCACATCTCGGCTCGCCTGTTAATGAATCGCTCAGGATCTAATGACGAGCCCCCGAAGTTAATCGGCACAACCACATCACCGTGTCCTAGCTCAAGCAGGCGATCGACAACACCAGCACCCAAACCACCAACATCAATAGCAACCTGCGCTGGTCGTTCGTTTTTAATGATGGCGTTGACCAGTCCGGCCACCTCCATTGTCGAAGTTTTGTCATATGTCACCAGGTCGTAGGCTGATCGGCCCCTACGTTTAATGATGGCCGTTCTGTCGTCGCCAAAGCGCGCAGGGTCTACGCCAACAATTAATGGGCCGTGAGCCAGTACCTTCGCTTGTCGTGCCTGCATGACCGTCTCTGGCCGAATCAGGCTATCCCCGCCGGAAACCTGGAAGGCTTCCTGCGCAGTCATTGGGTACTCTTGCCTGAATGCAAACAAACCATCGCCGCCATCAGCGGATAACTCGGCAATCTTTGAACGCCTAAATGCCAGCTGCTCGTTATCTAATCCAAACAGCTCTACGATCTTTTCCTCTTCAGGTGAGCGCGAGACACCAAGGCCACTCTTGCGGTACTCAGGCTGCCAGAACCAAGGAACAAAGATCGCCTGGAAAGGGCCGTCTCCGGCTTCCGCTCTCTGCCATTGCTGATAGAAGTAATTGCCTATTCCGTTAGCCGTAGACTCCAGAATGATCTCTGTATCATCCTCATCTGGAACCGCTTGTAGGATTCCCTTTGCGTGCTCTGCCGCATTCGGCCAGTACGCCACCTCAGACCCGTGAAAGTATTGGATCGTCGTGCCTCGGCCTACAGACTTGTTGCCTGCCGTGCCAACCTTGTAACCGCTATCTAGCTTGCTAAAGATCAGCTCTTTGGCGTTGCTGGCCCCGGTCATGGGCTTCACGAAGTCAGGCGCTAGTTCGTGATATCTCTCAACCATCTCAAACAGTGCAGACGTCGAGTCAGCCTCGTGGGTAAGGATGAACGCTCTCACGCCACTGCGATGGGTTGTCTTCCAGTAGAGCCTGCCTTCAGCGTAAGTCGATACGCCCTGTTGCCGCCCCTTGAGGACAATGGCCCTAACCTTCCCGGTCTCAGTCTTCTGCCGCTCTATGCAAGCGTGAATAAACTGCTGAGCCTTGTTTAGCTCAAACGCTTTTGTTTCCCCGGATTTAGACCTGACCCGCAGGCAGTTGCGCGCATAAAAAGGGAAATCATCTCGCAGTCTTAACCGTGTTATTTCAAGCTCGTGAGCCATTCTTCTTGGGATATCCCTGTGATAGCGGCTCTCACCTCAGTTGATGCCAGTCGGGCATGAACATAAGGCGCAGCGGCTTTAGCGGCTTCCACTCTCAAGCGGATGTCTTCTGATTCGTTTTGATAGATCGATGCGAGATAGTCGAGAGGACTTAGCTTTCCCTTTTCCGTCAGCCTTGCCACCTGAGCCTTCGAGGCTTTGCTGTAGCTGCCCTTGGGCCTTCCTCGCTTCTTAGGCGCTTCGTCTTCCATCAGCTCTACCGTACCTGCCTTTGCAATTGCGCCCTTTCCAGTAAACCCATGCTTTGGGGCGCTTGGCGAGTACCCATATTGTCTCTAGCTTGTGCAGCAAGATCGGCTTGCTGAGTGCTTGACCCAGCCATTGCTCGCTCTTGCGCCGCTCCAGCCACAGTTAGCTGAGGATTAGGCAGCCTGTTTATACCGCCCATGCCAAGATTAGGATTGACCGCCAAACCAGCAGGTTGTGACAACGGTTGATTGGTTGGCGTAAGGTTCTGTCGGGCCTGATTGACCAGGTAATTATTCCCTGTATTCACTTTACCCATTGGGGCCACAGGGGCTTCGCCTGGGTTCGCCCGAGGTGCTACAGGTCTGTAATCGGCCATCCTAATTTGCTCCTACGAGCTGTCGCTCAATAAGCTTGTCGAGCTTCGTGCCTATGATCTGTAAGTCAGCTCTAACCTCATCGCGCATTAACTGCCGCTCTTGGCGCTCTTGTGAGAGATGTTCTCGATACTCGGCGTTTAGTGTGGTGAGATCTGCGCGGAAGTGCTCCACCGCCACCTCGTTCAGCGTCACGCCTTTGCTGACATCCGTAAACGCCAACAGGCCAGCGATAAGCATTCCCGTGGCAATGCTGACATCACCCCAGCTAATTGTTGGCTCTATGTTCATCTTCATTCTCATGTCTTCTTGTTTGTCTTAGCGAAGCGTTCCATCGCTGGACCGACAATCTTATCCATATGCGGCGCAGCAAAGTAAAAGCTCAGGATCAGCATGATTGCGCCAGTCATCCCGTCGCTATGCTCTTGCGTCAGTATCGATGCTTCCTTCAGCCTTTCACCCGTCTCAGGATCAACAAAGATCGCAGCAACAACCAAACCCCAGGCGGCGATGTATTGGAGTAGCCACACAAAAGTGATGGACACTGCAATAAGCCTCCGCGCAAGCTTCTGGCCTGTGGTATTGCTCATCCACTCGACGACCATACCCCTAGCCTTCTGACGCTCCTGTGCTGCGTCCTGAGCCTTTTCTTCGTCGGTATAGACCAGCGCATCAAGCCCACGATTAATGCCGCTCACAGCGCCCTCTAGCGCCTTCTCAGATCCAAAGATCTTACCCATGAGATTAAGCATCAGTGCTTTCGCCCTTCATGAGCTTGATCAGGCCATCGACGTCGAATAACGGGTAGTGAGCCTGGCAGGTAGCACAGGTCAGCAGGTTGTTAGATTCGTTGTTCACATCCATCTTCCATGCGAACAAACCGCCCCCGCACTCAAGACACCAGACATTGACTGCCTCGAGGTCTATCGATGGCTCCTCTTCAGCGAGGGTCTTCTTGTAGCCGTCTATGCTAGTTAGCTTGGGCATTGCGCGCTCTCCGAATATCACAGCGATACCGCTCGACTTCCCCGAATTGCTTGTCGTGGACAATGCAGAACATATCCCGCCCAGATCGATAGCCGGAGTTCGTATGCCAGGCGTCACGACTTGCGAGGGTTCTGAAGCTTTCGACGACAGATCCCCTTAGCTCCTGCTTGGTGGTGTGATGGATATGACCAGTGAACCAATACCTATGGTCGGTTGCGGCCCACAGGTCAGGCTTATCCGTTGCCATAATCTCTGACAGCGTGTTGAGCTTTACCGTGTCACCGTGCGTGAAGCCTATGGCTACTCGACCATGCTGGACGTAATTGAATTTATTGGCAGTAGGCAGGATCTCTACCCTTGGCTCATCTCGATAGTAAGCGCCAAGGAATGCGCTAAGCATCACCGACGAATGGTCATCGTGATTGCCTATACAGTTCACCACCGTGACCTGCGGATGCTTGGTTAGTGCCAGGTTAATCAAGTCGACCATCAGTGTGCAGCCAGCCTGTAAGACTTCCTGCCAGACCCCAGCAACATCGACGAAGGTTCCCCTGGTCGTTGTGTTCTTTTGGTTGTCGGCATGAAAGAAGTCGCCCAGATTAGCGATCAGCGCCCTGTTGCTTTTTGGCGCCACCCTAACCAGCTTAGAAGTCGCCGTGAGCAGATCTTCCCTAGCGATCTTGAGATCGAAGCTTTCACCGGATTGGGCGGCATAAGCGTAAGCGCCGATATGGGGATCACCCATGACATAGCACGAGAGCAAGTCTTCGTTGTCGGTCTTTGGCGCTTTCCGGGGCTTGTACACCCCTTTATAATCTGCCATCGAGTCGAAGATGGCTGATTGAATGAGCTGGAGCTTTTCGTTCTCATTTACCTGGGTCTTAACCCACTGAGCCGAAACCTCTCCGTCCTTGTTGTAGAGGGTCGACGTTCCCTTCACCGTGAATGGCGCAGGAACCTCGTGCGTCATGTCATTGTCAGGCGACACGCCTTGCAGTGCAGCCTTATTGCGCATACGCGCCATTGTTATCTCGGCAGTGCGATGCGCGATGCCAAGATAAGGCCCGACATCCTGCATAAAATCACACCGCAAAGCAGCATCCAATACTCGGTTCTGCGCGGGTGTCTGCGCGAAAGGACGCAGGTACTCATAGCGAGTCATCCTTCGGCCAGTCTTCTGGCTATTTCTGCTGCACGAGCTGGAGTCTGCTTAGCCCACAGACTGTCGAGAGCGTGCTCAGCTGCGCCTAGCCAGATTTCAGCCTTGAGGCTGGATATCATATTCTTGAACTCAGAGACGCCCTCTACGCCGAGCTGGTAGCACATCTCGACGATGCACTCCTGCCTCGCCTGGTTGAGATCTGTGAACCAGCGGTGCTTAGACATCTGCGCATAGATCACATTGACGTAATCAGTCAGCAGAGCTTCGGCTATAGGTTCAGGGATCCCGTGGCCCCCGTTCTCAATCATCGTGCCGTAGCCGATTGTCAGCCTGCCTTCGCTGCACTCATACGCGAAACGACGATAACCCTCGTGCGCCTTCAGGCGGTCGATCAGATTTTCGCTCATCGCTTGGCTGTTTTCTCAGCTTGAGCAAAGTCCATCTCGCTGGGTGCGCCCTTGGCTCCCTTGGCGCGCATCTTCTCAGGTGTGTTGCCTGCCGCCTTTTGCGCAGCTATCCGCCTCTTTTTGGCGTGGATATTCGCGTACAGACCAGGCTTTTCAAGCAGTCCAGGCATCTTAACTCCAGATAGATAGTGCAATCTTAACGGCAGCCGCAAACGCGAGAAGCACAGCGACAGACAGCCCGATAAGAACAATTGCCAGCATCATCAAGAAGCTGACTGTTTGATCTATGCGCGACCCTTCGATTCGTTGCCCGATCACTACCACTTCACCTTGTGCGACCAGTAGCGAGCGGAGAGCTTGCTAGGGTTCGAGTCCTGCGCATTGTGCCGCGCATAGTAAGACTTCTTTCTCGCCTTATCCTTCGCCGTCGTAGGCGAGCTTCCTGCGCCCTCTACCCCTTGCTGACCGAAACGGATTGTCTTTGTCTCATCGCCTACCTTGGCGACTACAACATGGCTTTTCGTCTTGTGACCAGGCGTTCGTTTAGGTTGATTGAATCCCTCAACCCCAGCTCGTTCGAGCAGCCCTTTGTCTTTCTCTGACCGCACAGGCGAGACCTTTTCTCTTGGCATAAAAAAACCCCGCTAACCGAAATTGGCGGGGCTTAACACGCTATGGCTTTAAAACACTCAAGGGATACAGAAATAACGGTCTATGCAAATTGCAAAGGCAACTATCCCCGCGCACATTGTCAACAACTAGACCCTGCAAAACAAGTGTTTTTTCCGATATATAAATTTATTTATAAAAGGTTTGACACCGCAACGCTCTCGGGTTAGATTCCGCTTAACCCATCCATATTGGGATATGCAATAACCATTTAATCAACCA